CTGGCAAGTGGATCACGCTTTGATCCCTGACCTCCGCATAGTCCCTCCCGCTGAACCAGACGCCAAGCAGGCGGTGATCGAACGCGTCAAGCGCATGCCGCGCCCGCCAGGCACCATCCAGTGCCCCAAGTGCGGTAGCCGCTCCATCATGACGGTTGTCAACGGCTCATGGATTGACGGCCAGGGCAAGTACCACCGAGGCACGGTTTGCGATGACAGGGTGTGCTACGACTGCCATCGCAAAGGTATTTGGACACCGATGATGCCAAGCCCGCCGAAGCTGGCGAAGGAACCCAAGCCGAGGCGCACGAAGCCGAAGGCTGTGAAGTAACCGATTCAGGTCGCACGACCAACCCAACAACCCGCCCCGAGCAATCGCGGCGGGTTTTTCATTGCCTGAACCCGGATGGGGGAGGGCGCTTCGGGCCGGATGGCCTACCCGTACTGAGGGCGGATGCCCAAGGAAACAGCAACCATGCCATTCAAATTCGACGCCAACGGCGCCATCGTTCTGCAAGAAGTCAACGGCCAAAAGCTCCCCGTATTCGTGGGTGCTGATGGCAAGGAGGCTCCTTTCGACGGCGACGCCACCGTCTCCACCATATCCCGCCTGAACGGCGAGGCCATGGGCCATCGTCAACGTGCCGAGAAAGCTGAGGCTGCCGTCAAGGCATTCGAAGGCATCACGGATCCCGCTGCGGCGATCAAGGCCCTGAACACCGTCAAAAACCTGGACGACAAAAAGCTGGTTGACGCCGGAGAAGTCGAGCGGGTGAAGGACGAGGCCATCAAGTCCGTGAAGGCCCAGTACGAGCCCATCGTGCAGGAGCGTGACACGCTCAAGGCCGACCTTTTCAACGAGAAGATCGGTGGGGCGTTCGCACGGTCGAAGTTTATTGCCGACAAGGTGGCCATGCCGGCCGACTTTGTGCAGGCGGCCTTCGGCAAGCACTTCACGGTGGAGGGCGGCAAGATCGTCGCGAAGGATGCGAACGGACAGCAAATGTTCAGCCGCACTCGTCACGGTGAGCCTGCCGACTTCGAGGAATCGCTGGAAATTCTGGTGGACAGCCACCCGCAGAAGGCATCGATCCTCAAGGGGTCGGGGGCATCTGGTGGTGGCGCAGGAAGCAGCAATGGCGCTGGCGGGCAGAAAACCATGGCTCGCGCTCAGTTCGAAGCGCTCGACCCCGCCGCACGCGCTACGGCGATAAAGGCGGGAACGACCGTCACGGACTGAAAGCCACCTCTTCCAACTATGGGCCGCAATGAGCGGCCTTTTTCATTTCTGAAAGGCCAATCATGGCAAACACCCTGACCTCCCTCATCCCCACGCTCTACAACGCGCTGGACGTGGTTTCCCGCGAACTGGTGGGCTTCATCCCTGCCGTGACTTCCGACATGACCTACACCCGCGCCGCCGTGGGCCAGACGGTCATGTCGCCTGTCGTGCCCGCGGCGACTGCATCGGACATCACGCCTGCCGTGACGCCCCCGAATGACGGAGACCAGACCATTGGCAATGTGCCCATGACCATCACCAAGGCTCGCCGCGTGCCGGTGCGCTGGAATGGTGAGGAAAAGCTGGGCCTGGACAACAACGGCGCCAGCTACAACGCTATCCTGTCCAACCAATTCCAGCAGGGCATGCGGACGCTGGTCAACGAAGTGGAATCCGATCTGGCTTCGCTGCACATCAACGCCTCCCGCGCCTACGGCACGCCCGGCACTGCTCCGTTCGGCACTGCCGCCGACTTGAGCGATTCGGCCGGTGCGCTGCGCATCCTCGAAGAAAACGGGGCGCAGGGCCTGGACTTCCAGCTCGTGCTGGGCACCGCGGCTATGGCGAACCTGCGCGGTAAGCAGTCCGTGCTGTTCAAGGTGAACGAGTCCGGTCGCGAAGACATGCTGCGCAACGGCATTACCGACCGCCTGCAAAACCTCGCGCTGCGCCAGTCGGCCCAGGTCAAGAGCTTCACTGCTGGCACCGGTGCATCGGCCACCACGAACGCGGCGGGCTATGCCGTGGGCGCCACCACCATCACCCTGGCTTCGGCCGGTACGGGCACGATCCTGGCTGGCGACGTGATCAGCTTCGCGGGCGACCCGAACAAGTACGTGGTGGTGACCGGTGATGCCGATGTGTCCAACGGTGGTTCGATCACGATTCAGGCTCCCGGCCTGATGAAAGCGATCCCAGCCGCCGCGACGAACATCACCGTGTCTGCTGCCAGCGCGCGCAACATGTTCTTTGCCCGCTCGGCCATCGCCTTGGCAACCCGCGCCCCAGCGCTGCCTGCTCAGGGCGACTCGGCGGTGGACCGCATGGTCATCACCGACCCCCTCACGGGCCTGTCCTTCGAGGTCTCGATGTACGCCCAGTATCGCCAGATGCAATACGAAATCGCACTGGCCTGGGGCTGCGCCGCCATCAAGAAGGAACACATCGGCCTGCTGTTGGGCTGATGTTTCGCCGGGGCTTCGGCCCCGGCATGCCTTGAAAGGACTGACATGGAAACGATCAAAGTGAAGCCTTGGGGCGAAGGCCAGGGCGAATACGTGCTGGTGAACAAGGAAGACTTCGACCCGGCAATTCATGTGTTGCTGGATTCGGCAGACGGCAAGCTCCCCGAGGCCCAGCAGCGCGCTATCCTGATCGCCGAGCTGCAGGCCAAGGGCGTTGAGTTCGATGAATCCTGGCCCACGGACGAACTGCGGGCGCTGAGTATCACCAAGCCCGAAGTTCTGGTCGAAGCCAAGAAGCGCGGCCGCCCCGCGAAGGCCTGAATATGGCCCTGATCGTCGCCCCCGCAGAAGGCTACGACAGCCTGGTGAGCTTGGCGGATGCCAATGCGTACTGCGCCGACATGGGGCACGCTGGCTGGACTGACGCGGACGAGGCGAGGGAAGCGGCCCTTCGCCGCGCCACGCAGTACCTGCTGACGCGCTACAGCATCCTGCCCGAGTACCTGGATCCCGTGCACAAGAACGTCAAGGCCGCGTGCTGCGAGGCCGCCTTGCGTGCGCTGTCGGGGGCACTAAGTGCCGATGTATCCGCCGCGGTGGTGACTGAGAAGACCGTGGGACCGATCACCGTCGCGTACGACACGAACGTGCGGAATGGCGGGCAGACCCGCTTCGCCATCCTCGATGACCTGCTTCGCGGCCTGACCGATGGCATGGCGGGCATGGTGCGACTTGTGAGGGCGTGAGATGAATCGACACCAGCATCCGACCAATAACGCTGTTCTCGGTGCGCCCAAAGGGTGGGATCAGAACGAACTGCCGTGCGGCGCACTGCCCATCACCCGGACTGAGTGCGATGGCGTGCCCGCCGTGGTCAGCTATTGGATGCCGACCGCTGAGGAACTGGCTTCCTTGAATGCCGGGAAGCCTCTGGCGTTGTGGGTGGTGGGCAACACCATGCCACCTGTGGCATTGACGGTGGACGCGTGAGCAAGCCGCCCAAAGTCACGTTCCGCAAGCCTGAGCCGCTGCAGGACTGGTACTGTGACCGCGAAGGCCATCACTACTCCGTAGCCCGCCTTGTGGATGACTCCAAGGATCTGCCGGTGTTCGAGGTGCCCGTGGCTGCGCTGGTTGTTGGCGATGTGATTTGGCAGGGCGCGACGATTCTGGACCTCGCTGTCCATGTTCGAAAGTGCATGGACGCAGACCTGACCTGCCCTATCTTGCTGGACTGGAATGGCGACATCGCTGATGGCCGGCACCGCCTGATTAAGGCCCTGGCCAAGGGCAGGCGTACGCTGAAGGCGCGGCGCATCACCTGGAAGCCGGAGCCTGACAGAAAGGCGGAATCGGCATGACCTTCTACGCCGACATGGCCGCTACGGTCGAAGAGATCCTGCGCGAGTTTGGCGCCCCTGGCCAGGTCACGCGCACTGAGCAGGGCGGCGAGTACGACCCTGAGACCGGCGACTACGTGACCACTACGGTGACGCAGGACGTGACTGCAGTAGTGTTCCCTGTGGATCAGAAACTGGTGGATGGGACCACTGTGCTGGCGACTGACGAGCAGGCCTACCTGTCCGCCGTGGGACTGACCATCCCCGAGCCCACGCAAAGGCTCGCCTGGGCGGGCAAGACCTACACCATCATGCGTGTGGAGAACCTCGCCCCGGCCGGTACTTCGGTGCTGGTGACAATGATCGTCCGGAGGTGAGCATGGGCTTTGCCGAGAACCTCAACAAGCTCTGCGAGCGCGCTGGCGACAAGGCCGCCCTGGTGGTGCGCCGCGCCGCGCTGGAGCTGCAAAGCGGGATGATCGAGAAGAGCCCCGTCGATACCGGCCGTTTCAAGGGCAACTGGGCCTGCGGGATCGGGGGCATCAACACCGATACCAGTCAGCCGCCAGACAAAAGCGGGCAGGGCGCATTGGGGCGCACCGCTGTGGCTTTGGAGGGGTGGCGGCCAGGGCAAACGATTTGGCTTACGCAAAGCCTCCCGTATGCCCGCCGCCTTGAAAACGGCTGGTCACAGCAAGCGCCCTCCGGGATGGTTCGTCTTACTGTTCAAGCCTACAGCGACGCCGTGAGAAAGGCCGTGGAGAGCATCAAGTGAGCATCGCCCTCATCCAAACCGCGCTGGAAAAGCGCCTGTTGTCCATGGCGCCCGCCATCGCTACTGCAGTGGAGAACAAGGCATTCGGCCCAGTGGATGGCGTGCCGTACCAGCGTCTGCACCACCTGCTCAACACGCCGTTGGACATGGACCTGGAGCGCAGCATGGTCCAGGAGCGCGGCATCTTCCAGGTCTCGCTGTTCTATCCGCTGGACGCCGGCCGGGTGCCTGCGATGACCCGGGCGCAGGCCATCCGCGACCACTTCAAGCCCGTGCTGTACCTGACCGAAGGCACTGTGCGGGTGGAGATCAACGACACGCCCAAGATCGGCGGCGGGATGCCTGATGGCAACCGTTGGCATGTTCCCGTGTCAGTCCCCTGGATCGCGTTCATCGCGACCTAACCGGCGCAAGACCGGCCCCGCAAACCGCCCTTGAGGCGGTTTTTTCGTTTCTGAACCATGAAAGAGCATGTATGCAAGAAATCACTGAACTGGTATCGCTTAACGATGGGAAGCCGATGACTTCCAGTCGCAAGATGGCGCGGCGCTTCAACAAGCGTCACGACAACATCCTGCAGTTGTATCAATCGCGAATCGTGGGGCGCCACTCTCAAGATTTCATCGCCCTGAATTTTCAGGTGGTTGAATATCTCGACGCCAAGGGCGAGCCTCGGCCCGAAATCCTGATGACCAAGAACGGATTTATCGCCATGGCGACCAAGTTGCGCGGCGCCGAGGAATGGCAAGAGCGCTTCATTGCCGCTTTCGACAGCTTGACAGAACAGCTTGAGCGCATGGCCTTCACCTTGTGGAACCGACGCCTCGCGCTGGAAACCCGCGATGCGACATCGGCGGCCAAAGCTTCCATTGGGTCTCATCTGATGCTGGACCGGAAGAAAGATTTGCCTGGCATCAGGGCTGAGCGCGCATCCCTTGCCGCGGAGATGCAGCCGGGCCTTCCTCTCCACTGATTACCACACCGCTCTTTCGTGGTTGCCACCTCCGGGTGGCTTTTTTATTTCCCGCCCGTAAGGGCAATTCATGCCCGATGAGGGCGCAACCAACCGCTGAAAGGCGGTTTTTTTTCGTCCGAAAGAAAGGCACCACTATGGCCAGAACGCCGAATGGCACGGTTCACTCCGTCGCTACCGTCCTCGCAACCGCGAAGACCATCTCCGCAATCACCAACGCCGCCGAGGCATCGTGCTCCAGCACTGCTCACGGCTACAGCGTCGGCGACATCCTGCTGATCTACAGCGGTTGGGGCCGGCTGAACTTCCGCGCGGCTCGCGTGAAGAGCCAGACCACGGACGCCTTTGTGCTGGAGGGCATCGACACCAGCAACACAGAACTGTTCACCCCTGGCGGTGGCGTTGGCTCGGCGCGCAAAGTCTCCACCTGGGTGGACCTCGACCGCACCATGAACCACTCCAGCTCTGGCGGTGACGCCAAGACTGTGAACGTGAAGTTCATCGAATCGGACGTGGAAATCGTGCTGAACGATGGTTTCAACGCTGTTCAGCGCACGTTCGACATGGACGCCGACATGATCGGCACGCCTGCCTATACGGCTCTGAAAACGCTGTCTGACACCAACGCCGACACGGTGGTGCGCCGCCGCGCCAAGACCGGCGCCGTGTCGCTGATTCCAGCCAAGGTGTCATTCAATGAGGAAGAAACCCTCACCGAAGGCCAGGCCGTGACCGTCAAGGGCACGTTCAACGCCCAGAACATCAGCACCCGCTACGCGGCCTGATCCCATCCCCGCCCGCAAGGGCATCCCAGCACCGACGCATCCTGGTTCGTTCCTTTCGCAGGGACGGCCAGGGTGCGCACGGGCATCTACTTCCTGCGAAAGACCACTATGAGCACGCAAGACAAGCAAAAGTCCATCCCCGCCGCCAGCATCAAGAGCCTGAGCGGCATTGCCCCCGAATTCGACATGCCCGTGAACGTGCCGCGCCTGGACGGCACGTCGGTGGAACTGCAGATGCGCGCGAAGGGCATGCGCAAGTCCGAATGGCTCGCGCTGCGTGACGCGCACCTGCAAGACCTCCGCGACAACGACAAGCCGCTGAAAGACGCGGAGTTCTCGTTCTCGCAGATGGTGGGCGACCGCATGAAGGAAGCTGCAGCGCTCGTGACCAAGGGCGTCTCCGGCTGGCAGTTGGAGGACGCTTTCACTGCTGACAACCTCCTGGCCCTGGAAGACGTTCTCCCCGGCGCGATCCAGGCGATTCTCGGCACCTACGATGCCGCAATGTTTCACGGCCGCCTGGGACACTGAAGGACCTTGCCCGCGCGCT